CATTAACGAACGAATCGACTAAGGTAGTTGAGTACATTGCTATTAATTCTTATTCTGATGGTGGTTACTACACAATAGTTAACGCTAACTTTAATTTAAGTGAGGGTGTTTTTTATACCTTTAAAGTGAAGAACGGAGGAACGTTGAACACTTTACAAGCTGAAGATTATGAAGAGATTTTAACGGAGGCAAACGATGTAATTGAGTTAGATGGTGTAACAAGTACGCAAAGTATTAAGCATTATGGTAAGATTTTCTGTACGGATCAAACGAATTACGACATAAATAACAATGAGTACACTTCAAAAAGTAGTAATAACGACTTTATATTTTTATGAGAAACGATAATATTAAAATAGTAGAATTAGCATCTTATTCTGCACCTGAAATAACGGAGGATAAAAGAAACGACTGGGTTAATTACGGAGAAGATAACAACTACTTTCAATTCTTAATTGATAGGTATAGAAATTCTACTACAAACAATGCTATTATTAACAACATTACAAGGCTTGTATATGGTTATGGTGTTGGTGCTTTAGATGGACAAAGAAAGCCTAATGAGTACGCACAATTTATGTCGATGTTTTCGAAAGAAGATGTTAGAAAGTTAGTGTTAGAACTTAAAATGCTCGGTCAATGTGCTATTCAAGTACACTATTCTAAAGATAGAAAAACTATTAAAAAGTTCTTTCACATTCCAGTACAATTATTACGCCCTGAGAAGTGTAATAAAGATGGAGAAATTGAAGCTTACTATTATAGTGATGATTGGCAAGACGTGAGAAATTACAAACCTAAAAGAATAAACGCTTTTGGTTTTGGAAAGGGAGAAGTTGAGATACTTTACGTACAACCTTATAGTGTTGGAATGAAGTATTTTAGTAACGTTGATTATTTAGGTGGTATTCCTTACAGTGTTTTAGAGGAAGAAGTTAGCGACTATTTAATTAATTTAGTTCAAACTGGTTTCTCTGCTCAAAAACTAATCAATTTTAACAATGGTAATCCAACACCAGAGCAAAGAGATGAAATCTACAATAGTGTTACCAATAAGTTAACTGGGTCAAAAGGTGCTAAGTTAATAGTTTCATTTAATGATAATAAAGAAGCATCAACAACAATAGATGACATACCTTTGAATGATGCACCTGAACACTACCAATATTTGAGTGAGGAGTGTTTAAGAAAAATAATGCTTAGTCATAACGTTACAAGTCCATTATTGTTTGGTATAGCTTCCACTAATGGTTTTAGTTCAAATGCAGATGAGTTAAAGAATAGTTTTGTGTTATTTGACAATATGGTTATTAGACCTATGCAAGACTTATTACTAGATGCTTTTGATAAGATCATGGCATACAATGGTATAAGCTTAGATTTATACTTTCAAACTTTAAAACCTTTAGAATTTAATGAAAGAGGTGTTCAAGATGAAAACCAAAAAGATGTTGAGATGTCAAGCCAAGAGTTTAATATTGACAACATAGACGTCGAGCAGTACGGAGAGGATATTAACCTTGAAGAATGGGAGTTAATTTATAGCGAAGATGTTGATTACAACAACGAAACTGAATTAGATAAGCAACTAGAAGAATTAAATAACCCTAAAGAAAGCTTATTATCTAAGGTTGTGAGATTCGCAACTACTGGTGTTGCTAGGCCAAACGCTAAAAGTGAACAAGATGGTGTTAAATTCAAGTCAAGATATAGATATTCAGGAGAAATTTCTGATAATTCTAGGGAGTTTTGTAAAAAAATGCTTAAAGCTAATAAGCTATATCGTAAGGAAGATATAGAGCGAATGAGTAAAAACCCAAAAGTAAACGGAGAATGGAGTGAGAAAGGTAAAAAAACCTACGATTTGTTTCTTTTTAAGGGTGGTGGTGCTTGTAGACACGTATGGAAAAGAGAGATTTACGCTAAAAAAAGTGATGTAAATAACCCAAATGCTAAAGAATTTACACCAGCACAAACTAGAAAAGCTGGAGAGATTGCACCAAAGAATGATAAAAGAGTATATCAAAAACCTAACGATATGCCTAACAACGGATTTTTAAACAAATAAGAGATGGCAGAAGCGTTATTAATACAACCAATAGACTTAAAACGATTTACTTTTGTAGATGGTAACTTAGATGAAGATAAGCTACTACAATTCGTTAAAATCGCTCAAGATGTACACTTACAATCTTACTTAGGTACAGATTTACTTAACAAGTTAAAAGCTGATATAGTATCTGGTTCTTTAAGTGGGGTTTATTTAAGCCTACTAGAAACTTTTGTTAAACCTATGCTCATTCATTGGGCAATGGTGGAATACTTACCATTTGCGGCGTACAACGTTACTAATAAAGGAGTTTATAAAAGCACCTCTGAAAATGCTGAGAACGTTGAGAAAAACGAAGTAGATTTTTTAATAAATAAATGTAGAAGTTTAGCAGAAAACTACTCGCAAAGATTTGTAGATTATATGGTTTATAATCAAAGTTCATTTCCTGAATATACAAGTAATACGGAAAATGATATTTACCCTAACCATGGAAGTAATCAAATCACTAATTGGTATATATGAAAC